CATGATGCCAAGCACCTTGTTTTTTATCCCTTAAATTATAGTTGGCTATTTGTATTCCACCACTATCTACGTGTCTGTTCCAAATATTCAAAAATACAGGATTTCCTATAGTATATATCGTTTGCATTAAAGATTGAAAGATTTGGGGGCAATTATCTTGAAAAGTTATTTCTGGTATTTGCCGTAAATTATCCTCTTCTGGGTTAGGATTAAAGCCAAAGTGTGCCTCTAAGTTCTTCATTTCATCTAAAAGTATGTCGCAAAACTTTTCTGAAAAAAATGGTAATGTATAAACATCTTTTAGTGGTTCTTTGATTATTTTGTCTAGTTTTGTGTCTTGTCTAGGCTTTGTGCCACTATCTTCGTAAAAGTTTACTATTGGTTGTATTGAGCCTTTGACTGCATCAAAAGTGTCTTTTTGGATGTACCAATCAGCAGGATAGGTAAGCAAAAGGTTTTTAACTTGATAGTTTAAATTTTCTGCTGTATTACTCATAAAGTGATGGTTATATTACCATTAGTTTTAACAGAAACTTCGCCTAAGTCTGATGCCATTTCAAACCCTTGAGGCAATGTTCTATCACCAATATCAACCCATTTGTTACCTGTATATACTTGTAATACACCTACAGTAGTATTCCATATAATGCTGCCATCATTAAATTTAAGTGTATTTTTTTCTGCGTCACTTATCTGTCGGACATTATCAAGATCTACAGCACCTAAATTTATTTCTAGTATTCTTACTAATCTGTTAAAAACATCAGATGTAACCGTATCATTAGCTATGGGTAGTTGTGTTTGTAACAACTTACTCATCTTCTACCGTCAGATTTTATATCTATCCTTGTAGCTCCTAGCCTCCATCCTATTGATAAATTACCGTCATTAGTAGCGTCATCATCAGATTCAAATCTTAATGCTATTTGCCTAGATCGGCTTCTTACAAATGCTTGTTGTGTAGACGAGCTTATTGCACTTGTTGAATTAGTAGCAAGGCTATCGCCTGGAAAGTTTCTTGTTTTTAAAACTACATTCACGTTGCCGCTATTATCATCTTGTATAAATTTATAGTCTGGTATGATTCTTTTTATAAAAGAAAATTGTTCTCCATCTCCTATATCAAGATCAGAACTTTCTATAAATACGTTTGTCATAGGAGAACCATCATCATTAAATCCAAGCTCTTGTTGATACAAGTATCCACTACTTACAGCTCTTGGGTAGTTTTCAATGCCAGAGTCAAGCCAAGCCGTTCTTGATAGTTGTCCGTAGAACCAAATACCCTCTACATAATTGTATATAACATATCTATCTACTTCGGTTGCACTACTTGAGCAATAGAACCAGCCTACTTCACTTTTATCTTTAATGGTAAAAGCATTTATTTTAAAAGATTGCACAAGATTAATATCGTTAAATACATAGTTATGCACTGAACAAGGCAAAGTTTGTACGCTACCATTATATGAATAAAAATTATTATAGCTCATCCAGTAAACACCACTTGGAGTTGTAACTGCAGCTTTAGGACCAATCAATCCTGTACCTTCATTTATTAGATTTATTCCAAACGTAAATGGTGGTCCAATGAACTGCATACTATATAAAGCTGTATCAGTCCAAACTAATATTTCTTGTCGTGCTTTTACACCACCAATAATAGATGAGCCGCTTGACAACCTTAATGAACCTGCAGTGTTCGTTGACAAGGGCTCAAAATCTAAAGCATTTTCTTGGTCACTAAATGCTATGAGCATAGGATCTACAGTGCCAGTTCTCGTAGAACCAGATATAGGATCTGCACCTAAAACTATTAGATGCCTGTCTTTTTCAGAGGTAATTACTTGTAAACCTTTGGTAGGCACTAAATTTGCACCTGATATACCAGATAACTCTACAGCTCTAGTGCTTACGCCGTTATTTTCTGTCCATTTAAAAATACCTGCATTTCTTTGATTTATCATTAAATCTTCACCAAAGTTATCATGTGTCCAAATTCTAAGTTGGTTAGTATCACTTAAAGCAGATGTGCTACCAAAGGCACCTGACCCCCATCCATTTAGTCCCCAACCTGTACCAGGAACATAAACATCCAAACCTACATTTACTTGATAAGCACCAACAACAGATGATCCACCATTGCCACTGTCAGATGCATTTGCAGTAACTGTAGTCCCAGATGTATCTTTGGCTTCTATAGTGTAACTATTAGCGTTTACTATGGTTGCTATTTGATATTCTTGATTTAAAACAGCAGCAGTAACGTTACCGCCAAGACTTGCAGACCCTGAAAATGTTACAAAATCATTCTGTACTGCACCATGTGCGGTATCTGCAACTGTAATTGTAGCGTCACCATTTGATGCAGAAAATGTTACATCTCCTGCTGATGTAGTAGATCGTATGGGCGTAATATCGTTAAAAGAACCACCAGCTTCTATATAGTATTTAAAAGTTGTGCCTAACCCTAAAAATTTAGTACCACCTAATGAAATCCACGAATGCAAAGCTCTTGCTGTGCCAAGATAAGTATTTGATGTTAATTTACCCCAACCACCAAACTTTTCTGGTCTGCCTTTACGAAATCTTACAAGATTGCAATCAAACCAACCGCCTTCATTATCGTAGGCTGTTCCTTCTCTATTTATGCCTGGTCTAAATGTAAGCTTCTGCAACGGCATATTAGACCTCGTGCCACTCTTTACCTTCGTATAACAAAGCTTCTGCTTCTCTGCGTCTTACTAATCCTTCTAAAACTTTACCGTTAGCTTTGTTCCAACGTTTCATTTGTGGAGCCACTTCATCATATTCTTGGTTATTTAATTTTTTTAACATAGTTGATGAATTAAGATTACCAGCACCAAGATTAAAAGTCCAAGATACCAAAGCATCAAATTGACATTGAACCATTGATCTGTGTACTGCTTTATTTACAGCTTCTTCAAACACTTCTAAATCTGTCATTAAAAGGTTTTCTGCCTCTTCTTGTGTAATAGTATCGCCTTCTTTTACATCTTTAGTAGACCCATAACCTATTGTCCATACATCTGCTGCACATTTATAGGCTTCAAGTTTACAACCCTCAAACTTTTTAATTAAATTAATACCCTCTTGTGATATTTTCATATTATTCTCCCTTTTTAGTTGTAGTAACTGTCCTATAATACACAACAACGTCTTTAAGTTCACTTATATACCTCTTTAGTTCTTGCATATTGTAAGCCATAACCTCGTAATCAGGTATTGTCATAGCTAAAAATACAAGCTCTCCCTCTTGTTCTTCTATGATTGCTAGTTGTTCGTCTAAGTTTTCAGGTGTTACTACAATCCACATAGGTTCTTGCAGATTGATTTCTCTCGGCATAACAGGCTGCACTATCTGTCTATCTAGTGGTTTAGCTGTTACTTCTATTTTTTTAGTCGGTAGCAGACTGCAACTGCAAGCCATCATCAAGATCGTCAACGACAACGCTGATTTTCTCAATATCTTCCATGATGTGTTTTGTGCCATTATTTATCTTCCTTTCCATTTCTGTTGGATCAGCTAATATTTTAGCTGCTAGTTCATAGTTTTGTATAAATTGTGTATATCTATTTAGTTCTCTTTGTGCTGCTTGGCTTTTTAGAGATAGTTCATTCATTTGTGTGGTTTGTAATTCAAAGTCTGCTTGTATAGATTTTATTGCTTCTTCTTGCGTTGCTATAGCACCTTCTAATGCTAAATTATTAGCAGCTAATGTTTTGTTTTCGTTAAATAAATAGTAAGTTGTAAAACCTAAAAACAATATTATGCCTATGAAAACTTGTTGCATTATTCATCCTCCTCAATAATGTAGTTAAGGCCAGTAGCACTTCTATATTCAATTAACTTTTTATCTAAAGTTCTGAATTTAAGATGTTTTTCTTTTTGTATAAGTATTTTTTTTGATATGTAGGTCTTATCGTCAGTGTCACCATATTCTTTGTTGAAAGATACAGTAACTTTGTATCGTGTTTCAAATAAACTAAGAATCCAATCGTAAAGTTTTTTTATTTTTTCTTTCACTATACAAATCTTGATAAAACTAATGAAACTAAAATAAATGGGTAGACTGCCCATATCATATTTTCTAGTTTATCAAAACGTTTGGCTCCATCTTCTAATCTTTTTTCAATATTAGCATATCGTATAGAACACTCTTTTTCATGTGTTTCTATTTTATTAATAGCTTCTCTGGATGTTGTCATATAATTGTATAAATATTTATAGATTTTTCTTTTCCTTTTACTTTGATGCTTTTTAATTCTTTTAAAGTAATTTGTTCACTAAAGCCTTTAGATTTAATAGTATCATAACCTATTACAATATCTTCTCCAACTTCCTTAGTTGAGCTCTCAAGTCTAGCTGCAAGGTTTACCGCATCCCCTATAGCTGTGTAATCAAACCTAGTTTCACTACCCATATTACCAATAACTGCATAACCGCTATTGACTCCTATGCCTATTTCTACATCTAAATCAGCCATTTTTATTTTGTCTTGTATCTCTTTAGCACATAATACTGCTGAAGTTTCATGTCCTGGCAGGTCAATAGGAGCATTAAATATGGCCATCATAGCGTCACCTATGTATTTATCTACCATACCGTCATATCTTTTAACGGTATCAGCTTGTATCGTAAGAGCCTTATTCATAATCTCAGTGACCTCCTCTGGTTCTAGTCTTTCAGACAAAGCTGTAAAGCCTCTTACATCTGTAAACAAGAATGTGCAGTATCTACGCTCACCACCCAGCACCAAAGAACTAGGGTCATCTTGTAGTTTTTTAACTTGTCTAGGATCAAGATAATGTTCAAACTGTTTCTTAATCTGTTGACGTAATTTGTATTGTTGTCTAAACCGTAAATAGAATGCTATAGATCCAGCAATAAACTCTGATAATAATGTCCAAGATACATCTACTAATAAACCTTTTGTAATAAAGTAGTAACCTAGACCACCTGTGCCAACCATTAAAAGAGTAGCTACGCTTATGCCCCAGGTTATACCAAGTAAATGTAAAGCAAACCATACTAAGGTAACAAATATAATTAACATGCCTAGTTCGGCAGCTAATGCCCAGTCTGGTATGTAAGGACTATCTTGTATAAGTATTGATTCAGCTAGAGCTGCTTGAATTTTGTGAGGCTCTAATAAACCAACAGGCGTAGCAATTTGTGGCATGACTCCGTTAGCCGTAACCCCAACAAACACAAACTTACCATTTACTTCCATCTCTTTTAGATTAGTTTGTGGTGTATCAACCCAGCTTATCCACTTACGGCCAAAGCTATCTGTCTTGACTGGAGGTATACCTTTTATTGATATTTCTGATATACCATTATCATTAGTTTTTATAATGTATGTTTTTACTCCAAATAAAGCTTTATATATTTGAGTGCCAAAACTTGGTATCCATTCGTTATTAGGTGTTTTGACCAAAAGAGGTATTCTTCTTACAAGTTGATCTATATCAGTGGGAGCAATAGCCAAACCCTGTAAGGTGTGATTGGATAAGAGAAGTAGGTTCTGCTTCACTCCCGTGCTTATTATACCACCATTATTGTCCCCAAGCACAACAGTCCCAGGTGTTTTAGGAAAATTACCTTTACCGTCTTCAAACATAGCTATAACAGATGGTGCGTATCCCAGAGATCTAGCAAAGTCTTCATCTCCACCCATTCTGTCTGCTTGCGGAAAAGATATAACCCAACCAACACCAAGAGCACCTTTGCCTAGTATATCTAATTGTATTTGTGCTAATCGTTTTCTTGGTAGTGGATAACCACCCTCACGCTCTACATCTTCTTCTGTTATGTTTAGTATTGTAAAATTACCAGATTCTTGCGGTGTTTGTATAAGAGCATCAAAAGTTTTAAGCTTTAGTATTTCTGTTGGAGTACTTTGAAATAATAATGGTAAGGCTAGTATTATAACTACAGGTAATAATAGTCGTTTCATTTAATCACTCTGAGTGATAGTAATTACACTATCACTACCTCCATTAACTTTGATTATATTAGAAATACCATCTTGAATCAAAATAACCGTATATGCATTATTGCCATCTAAATCTACTCTTACGCTCTCACTTACCTCTCTTCTCAGACTTATAACACTACCTGTAATAATTGCAGTTATTTGTGTGTCAGGATCTTTACCTAATAAAGTACCAGATATTTGTGTGCTGGTAGCTTGTGCTAATTGGTCTTCTTCTTCAGCTATAGCTAATGCATCTAGTACATTTAATAAATCTTCTAAATAATTTAC